TCAAGTAAATTCCAAGCAGGATTGTCAAGATAAATTGTTACATGGCTATCACTGTGCTCAACTACTGTTGCTAGAACACTTGTAACACTGTTAAGTTCAATGTTTATTACATCACCAGTTACTGGTGCCTTCATTGCTCTATCTACTTGTGCTACATAATCTAGAAAGTTCATTGTGATTCCTTAATCAAAACTTACTGCTACATGCGTTGGGTTATCTCCGCCAGCAACCTTTGGATAAGTTGCTTTTGGACGATTAACATCATTACCTTTTGGCACTGCTGCTGACATACCCTTAGTCATTTCATGTGGGCTATTAGTATAAGGACGCTCTGCAGCATCTTCAATTGTTTCTGGTCCGTCAATTCCACGTGGAATATCTTTATCCATAGCAAAGTCCATTTCCATGTCATCACCACCCATTGGTGCATTCATATCTGGAAGATTAGCACCAACACTTGGTAAGTTCATGTCATTGTCGCCACCCATAGGCGCACTAGGAACCATTGCATGGTCATGAGGAATTTCTGGCGTTCCCTGACCCATTGAAGGCGCACCAGGTACATCACCAGGCGCACCCGCCATATCAGGTGAATTTACGCCACTAACCATACCAGCAAGTTTAAGAATTTGTGCTAGGATAGCATCATCGCCACTGGTCTTGATTTCAATTCCTTCTTTAACAGGCTCAGTAAGTTGATTTAACTTAGTAAGGTTGCTGATAGCATGATTAACTTCGCCTGGATTACGTGATTCAATTTCACGTAGCTTTGAAAGAACATCAACCATATAAGAACCATTGCTGGTGTCTGGCATTGTAGTTGATTTTGCTTCTACAACTTTCTTCTCAGTTGGCGCAACAGTATTCAACTTTGAAACACTGGCAATTGCACGACCCAATTCTTCTGGACTGCGACTTTCGATTTCTTTTAACTTGTTTATTACATCAATCATTTGCATGGTTATCGTCCTGTTCTTCCACGTTCTGGGAGTTTGTTACGGTTTGTTCCAACAGGACTCGTATTGCTCTGCGGAAAATCATTTGAAGTCTTTCCTTTGGTTGGTTTTACAGCGAAAGGATATTCGATTGAACTTGAAGAAATAGCATTTGCAAGGTCTGCAAGTAGCTGTGGTGCTTTTTGTTCTGGATAATTTTTTTCAAGAATGGCACCACCGTCAGCTTCGGAAGCCATTGGGGCAGCTAAAATTTCTTGATTTGGTGTAAGAACCAAAATTCTGCTCAGGGATACTTGTGTTGCTTCATGAATTGCTGCTTGAATCTCAGCAGGAGTTGCTGGATACTGAACAACCATATCAATCATGTACAAGTCAGTTGCCTTAAGATGTAAAAATCCTGTGTGATCTTCACTCACTGGCAGATGTTTTGGTTCGCTAATAGCTTCAAGATTCCAACGTGCCAAAACCTTTTGCAAGCTTTCCATTTGTTCTTTAGATAGTTCGTGTGCAATCTTAGCACGGAAACCATACTTTTTTTCAGTTTCTGAAATATATTGTCTTAGGGTTTTCATTGCTAAACCTTTTTTATTAAGTATTTATTGCTTTCGGAAAGTTTTCAGCAATTCGTTACGATCAAATACTTGTGCCTCAATGCTAAGAGTATCATCGTTGCCGTTATCTTTATTCATATCATGTTGCATTTTCTGCATCTTAAGTAAGATTTCAGTTTGCTTAAGTTTCTTTTGAACTTTACCTAACTTTGCAGTGACAGCAGCAGTTAGCATTTTGGCACTCGCTTCAAAAATTGGAGCAGCAAAACGTGCTTCTACATTCATTCCAAGACTTTGTAGGTTTTCAAAACTTTCTACTGCTTGATCTGCTAAAGTGTCAAGGTCTTTATCAAGAGCATCTTCTGCAACTTGCGGCAAGCTACTTTCAATTTGGTGTGCATTTTCTAAAGCTTCAACTACTTCTTTACTTGGTGCGGGTGGTAGGTTAAAAAGATTTTCTAATTTGTCTGTCATACTATTAATTATCGTTTTTTCTTCTTAGTACCAGCAAACATGTCATGTTCAGTAATTACTCTGAATTGCAAACCTTGTCTGTTGCAAAATTCAGTTGCTGCTTTCCACTTAGCTTGATTAACAACTGCTTGTATTTGTGCTTTTTGACTACGACCAGCAGCTTCCATGCTTGTTTCTTTATGTGGTTTAATTTCTACTATTTCAGCTTTTTGATTGCCAAGTGCGTCTTCATAAACAATAAAAAAATCAGGAACATAACTTTTAGTTTTTCCAACCAATGGATTTATATACTGAATGCTTATGCTTTCACTTGCCCAATGTTTGATTGCAGGATTGTCATCTAAAAAATTCATAAACTTAAGTTCCCAACTTGAACGATAACGTATGCTGCCACGTCCCGCATATTTTTCTGGGTTTTTGGGTGTAAAAAATCCTTGACTAAATTTCATACTCATGGAAGTAGGTTGCGTATTACATTAGGATTAACCAAATTATTATTTTTATATCCTAATTTACTCGTAGCACCTTTTGCGCTGTTAAAAAAACTAATTAATAACTGCTTAACATTATTTGAATTTGGAGCAGATTGAAATTGCTGTATTACTGATAATGGGTTTAAGTTATTATTATGAGTTAGTGCAATAACACTTTGAGCAAGAGAATTTGCAGCATCTGCATTCTTTGTCAGTGTAAAAAAATAACCATAAACTTGTCCCCAAACATCAGGACTTGTTTGTATGGGCTGACTAAAATACCCATTAAAAAATGTTTGCGAACTGTTATATGTAGATGGCGTAGGTATGTTAGACATAAAAATATTTATGCTTGTGCATTATTACTAAATTTAATGTAATTTTCTGCAATGTTAGCAACATCAGTACCAGGCGCAATGTTAATTTGTGATATATGTGATGCTGCCAATGAAATCTCGCTATTACTGTAACCTTGTGATAACAGTGTTTGTTGCCATGTTTGACTATTATAGGTAGGATTAACTGGACTTATTGGGTTTGTGAAATCAATCTGACTAGGAACGCTGCTTGGTTGCCCATAATTGACAGTTCCAATACTATTAACTGAGGACGGATTATCAATGTATTGTTGAGCAAGTAATGTTTGCGCAGTAATAGTATTACTGAATCCATATTGGTTTAGCGTAGCTGTTGGAACAGTCGATATAAATTCGGAAGAACTATTGATTTGAGTTGTGTTATAACCTTGATTGAATAACGCAGATTCAAAAGTTCCATCAGGATATGGATTTATTGTTGATGCAAATGTATTGTTTGTATCTGGGTTTATATAACCGCTTGCAGCATCTGGATTTAAAAAAGGTTCAATATTAGGAGGATTTTGTGAAAAGGATGGACTGTTTATATCAGCTACTGGAAAAACAGCATTACCATTTTGTGTGCTATTATTATAATTTATACTAGCAAGTTCAAAATCAGTTAAACCCATATTGCTAGTAGGATAATATTGTGAAGCTTGATCTACAAAACCAAAACTACCTTGTTGTGATTGTCTAGTTTGTACAGGATTTAAGAAACCATCTGGTTGTAGAACAAGTTGTCCAGTATTAGGGTCTTGAAAATAACCACTATACTGTCCGCTTAAATCACTTAAATTAGTATCATACGCAGAACTATTATTAAATCCAGGAATACCTTGGGTATAACCATCCTCATATGTTACGCCATTATAACGTAATTGCATGGTTGCTTCCATGATTCCTTGAGTTTCAAAATAATCATGTTTATCATGACTAAAACTGGTAATAATAGGAGACATTAAAGTAATCTTATTTGTTTGCCCACCAAACATACTATAGATTTCAATGGCACTAAAAAATGGTGTTAGCGATCCGTTATCTAACCCCCAACTACTAAAGCGTCTTGATTGATAACGATCATCATAATTGTAATCGGTTAAACTATATTGACCATCTGCATAATAGTAGTTGTAGTAATTTTGCCATAGTTCGCGCAAACCATTGCTGTTATCATCATGAAAAACAATATTAACAGGTTCATATTTTATACGATCTTGAATATAAACATGGCGGTTATATTGATTCAAATCCTTTACATCAAATGTAAAACGAGGCAAATCAACATTCTTTACTAGATAACCAATTTCACTGGTGCTAATATATTGTGGAACATCACTTGCCAAGACAAAATTTACATAAAACAGATATTTGTACTTGGGACTTCTTGAAAAGTT